GGCTTAAAATAATAAATTTACCTGCGTCATTAGAAGCGACGTTGGTAGCTGATTTGCTAGGAAGTTCTGTTACGTAGCCATTACCAATCAGCACACTTGTTACATTTGTAATCATAATATTATAAAATTTTTTCTACTCCCCCTATATGTCTATGTCTGGACCTAACCAGCTGGGGTTTCCACGTTAAAATTATTATTCTTGTGTGAGTACTTCTTGAGATATAGTCTAATACCGCTGATCCTTTTGGTTCTCAATATACATTTGAGCTGCGATCTTAATAATCTCATACATCGTAGATGTATCGAAATCCGTGTACTCTTTTACGGTTCCGTCCAATATTATCTCATCCGGCTATTTAATATAGCCAAGAGTGTATTTTTTTACTATATAGTTTGTATCTGTGAGTAATTTACAGCCGTTAGCTGTTCTTACCCTAATAGGTCTGGCTTTACCAAACTTGTAATGAAAATCTGAAAGGCTGTTGGTAATCCTATACATAAATGAATCCTGCGTGCATTCAAATATACTAGTAGGCAATGTGTTCTCTCCATTCTTATTGGAAATTATTACATCTTCACTTAAAGTATATAGATGATCCTCCGGGTATGATATTGGATATTCATAATATCCCTGTCCGTTTATGGGAGCAACTCCTGTAAGATCGTACGATTTCGATTTGAGTAAATGGATAAGATCATTTCTGCGCTTTTCAGTTTGCTCAAATCCCTACTTGTGTACCAAATCACCATTAGCTCTAGTTTTGGTAAATTTTGATACGGCTTGATTAAGCCAGAATAAAGAATCTTCTACTACCGGTTTTTCTGCGACATTATCAATCATATTGATTTCGCGTTCAAACCCGCTTAATATTTCAATGTTTGTCATTGCTGTCCTTGTTTATTATCCTGCGCCAATTTATCAACGCCGTTTTTCAATTTATCATATTTTGTATTAGATGCAGCTGTAGCCAAAGCAAACTTATATCCAAATACGTATAATTGCAATGCTCCACTTACAAGATCGTCAAATGCGCAACTTGGCAATTCACAAGGTTGTATATATCTAATAAGCTCTCCGTTTTGCCATACATACCTACATTTGTCTTTTTTGCAATAATAAGTATGCCCATTTTCTGGAGAACTATAATCTTGATACTAGCCATCTGGAATTGTGCAATATATGCTACGATCTCGTAGCGCTAACAGAAATCTTCTGTTGGTTGCATCATATACAACATCTACATTATCTTCTATTGAGCCATGACTAATTTCGCCAAATACGATAGGCATAGGACTTCCAAATTGCCATTCTACTATATCCACAGGAGAAACATTGTAAACAATATCACTGAACTCTTTGTCTGCCTTATCTATTTTAGATTTTCCAAACTGTCCAAAGTTTTTTGGAAATCTATAGTATACCAGCGTTACATTGTTTATTTCTGTATATAGATCATGTATGATCGTTACTAAACTGTCATTGACAATCAATTGTGGGTTTCTGATGATTCCTGCATAGTTATGGTATCTTGTAAGAACTTCATTCGCTTCTTTATTTTCAATAAGAATATTTGTAAGAAGCGCTTCTTCTGGAGCTCCCTTATATGATACTGTTGCATCACAAGTAGATCTTACATAGAACAAATAATCCTCAGGTAATACAAATTCATCTTCGTCTACAGATGCTTCAGTAACGCAGAGCAAAGGATGTAATATATTATCTACATTCCTAGAGCCAATTTCTTTAAGGTCCTGCTGTATTTGAGAAAGATACAATTGTTTTACGTATTTGATCTGATACTCATTCAATATGGAGTATATTGTATCACTGTTCAGCTTTTCTAAGAATTTACTGTTGGGATACATTATCTGCAATCGCCTTTCAAATTCAATCCTTAATTGTTTAGTTTCCTCTATTGTCATGATTCTAATTGTAATGTTGAAGATTTAGATTGAATTCTTGGAGATTCAATGATTTCTGTAGCAAACAATACTGCAAGGTTTATTAATTCCTCAGCAGCAGCGTCTGACAATTCAAACTTAGTATTGACGATGTTGTCTTGTGAGTCAATAACAAACATAGTAGGCATTTTGATATATGTTATACATACATCAAAAGGAAAACTCGGAGCTTGCATATCAGGGTCAACAAGTATATAAAGATCGTTTCCTTCCTCATATACAACCGGTGTTTCAATCCACGGTGTATTTGTAGCAGTCTGTTTGAACATTTGTGCAATCTGATGATTAACATTGTCTGTATTGTACACATCTCCGTATGCATCTACAAGACTTGATTGCAAATAATACATCATATCTTCAGGCAATCCTGCATGATATTGATTTTTTACAACTTCATCATGCTGTATTTCAGAATGCTGTATCTTTATTGTATTTATCAGTTTGCGCAAATCCTCTGTGACCTTTATATCTGTTCCAAATGTTGCACGTCTTGGATTATTTCCTGTAATCTTTTGTGAGATTAATGCAATGTATGCTTTATTTAGTAAAACAACAACCTCTTTTTTAGTAAGCGACGGATATGACGAAGTAATATTTGCTTTGTCATATTCAATCAAGTACTTTTCGTAAATATTAACATGTGTCATATTTCGTCGTATTTTTTATTACTTATTTTCAATCTGGTTGATAATAGAAAGCTTCAGATCCTGATTCTTTTTTGCATCAAGATATGCGACAGCCTCCTGAAGAGAATCTGCAAACATTTCGCTGCCATAATAGTACTGGGTCTTATCTTTACGAACAATACCCTTTGCGATTGCAGTTTCGAGTATAAACTCAGTTTCCTTGGACTTATTATCAACCCACTTAGTGAAGAAACGCTTGGGATCTTTATCAATCATTCCGAACAAGGTTGATTCTACAAGTTCGTTTGACATAGTGTCAGATTTTACACCAAACAAACGTAAACACCTACGCATTTGATCCATACTAAGTTTATCAAACTCTTTAATAGCGTCCCTACGAAGCTTATTAATCTTGTTCTGTTCAATGGCCTCTGCCTCCCTATTGATAAGCAGGTAATCTTTACCTGCATCCATCTTATCGAGAGATGTAGCAACTCGCTTGTGACCCGTTAAAAACTTAATCATCATTGCCTGCATTGGAATACTGTCATCCAAAAGAACAGTACGTGATCCAATCTTCACACAGAAAGTTGTCCAATAATTGCTACTTTTTGCCAATGTACCTTCTGCAAAACCTAATGCGTTTTCGAAATATTTTTCATCCTCAGGCGTTAAACCTGTGTATATCGACCCGGACCTAGTATAATAAGGTGCAATGTAATCAAAACAAGACTTATACTTAATTAACCCTGCCCAGGGATTCTTCTTTTTAATTTTTAATTCAACTACCATAATTTTATTAAATCAGTATGTTGCAATGTCGGCATTGGAGGATTGATTCCCCCAACTCGATCATTGTAATATAATTAGTGTATATTAAGCCTGTGCGCCAGCGAAGTCTTCTGCATCACAGTACAGGATACCGCAGCTCAGGGGGTTGCGAAGCATAATACCCTCTTCACCGAGGAAGTGTACCTGATAACCATCGCGGCTGTTAGAACGCAGTGTATTAATACTGTTGCCATAACCACTAGGAATTACAGAACCACCAGTAGTCCACTGTACGAACTCACGGCCCTTACGACAAACCTTAACGACGTTAGCCTGACCATCACGCTGACCGAGATCAACGAACAGGAAGGTGTAAGACATCAGGGGCTTGCCTGTTACGGGATGCAGCTGACGGAACATTTCCATGTTGTCAAACAGAGGACAACGCTTAACTGTCAGCTCAATACCGTTTGTCATCTTATAAGTTGTAAACTGACCACCAAGAGTCAGCTCCTGACCAGAACCAGTAACGAACTTGGTATCGATCAGCTGGAAACCAGCAACCTTATCCTTCAGGATACGGTCAAACTCACGGATACCCATCTCACCAGTCAGAGCCATAAACTTACGCTCGTTTGTACCGAGCAGGTTGTAACAAAGATCGAATAAATAATCCTCCAGCAATTCAGCTGTCAACTGAGTGTAATAACGAACATTAGCGGGGCTAATCTGCTCAAACAGACCGGCGCTAATAGCTACGGGGCGACCGTTGGTGCCCTTCAAAGCGTAAGTACCGTCGGCGTTACGGTTGCTCTTAGAGAACAACAGGAACTTCTCCTCACGACGCTTCCACTCACGCAGAGCTACCCAATACTGATAATCAGCCCACAGATAAGATGTCTTACCTGTCTCAGGATCCTTCAGAGCGATAGCCAATACGGTGCTATAAGCATCGCCGGTGATATCGTAAGAAAGACGCAGAGTAGTCAGGTTGTTGCGCATCTTAAACGGAGTCTGATAGTTGATGATATCTGCCTCATCGCTATACTCTTCGTAAGCAGAGCCAATACGATTTACCTGACGGCCGGGCAGGAGGAATTCAGCAGGAATGTAAGCGCCGTCAAAACCCTCAGCAACATAGCACTCGTATACCCAAGTGCTGCCATCCTGGAAAGGAAGACCGCTTACACGTACCTGAAAGTTAATATCGTCAAAAGCAAGGATTGCACCGGGACCAAACCACTTCTCTTCCAGACCGATATAAATGGGCTGACCATTCAGACCGGGGAAGATATTATTACTTGCAGCATTTGATGCAGTAATTTCAACACCGTTTGCTTTTGCGTAGCGAATATTTACTGCGTGATCAGAATCGATCATTACAGACCACTCATATTCGCGGTTTTCAATAATCATAGTTTTGCCGAGACCGCCAGTGATCAGGTCAATTGCAGTAGATACGCCATCATCCTTAGTACCAAACACCAAAGACAACAGACCTGATACTTCATGGGGCTTTGTCAGCAAAGCATTAGAAATCATGTTCTCGTCAACCAAATCGCTAAAACGCTTACCGCGATACAGTTGAAGGTTGTTTAAAAGTGTATTCATATATTATTTTGATTAATTAATATGTCTCATCATAGGAACTTTGACGCTATTTCCCATGCTGGACGCTGCTTGTCTTCATCGGCATTAAACGTAGT